GTTTGTAGCGACTGCCGGTCAAACCGTATTCTCCGGTAATGATGCAAACGGGGCCAGCTTATCGTACGTAGCACCAGCGCTAATCGTTACATTGAACGGTGTTCGCTTGCGTCCTGGCGACGATTACACGGCAACGAATGGAACATCGATCACCTTAGTAAGCGCCGCGGCATTGAACGATGAGCTAGTCGTTGACGCATTTGGCTCTTTCCTGGTGGCGAATACTTATACGATTGCTCAGGTTGATGCTTTACTAGCTCTTGAAGTTTCTCAAACATCATCTACTGGCGCCGCAAATCTACCAAGTGGTACAACGGCACAACGTCCAGCAAGTCCGGCGAATGGACAGACGCGGTATAACACTACAAACCAAGAACTTGAATCATATATAAACGGTTCTTGGCAGGGTTTAACTTCACAAACTGCCGGAACTTATTCCATTGATTATTTAATCGTTGCTGGCGGTGGAGCTGGTGGTGGTCCCATAGGAACTGGTGGTTATGCTTCTGCTGGTGGCGGTGCTGGAGGTTTATTACAAGGCATAACATCAGTATCTAAAAACACAGCATATTCATTGGTAATTGGTGCTGGTTCGGCTACTGCGGGATATGCGGGAAACAATTCTACCGGTCTTTCTTTAACTGCAATAGGCGGCGGTAGTGGCGGCCCCAATAATGGTGCATCCACTCGCGACGGTGGATCAGGTGGTGGTGGTGGTGATCCAGTAGGAACTGGTAGTCAACCGGCTGGTAGCGGCACTACTGGACAGGGATATGCTGGTGGTGCGGCGCCTGGAGGGCAAGGTACATCCGGAGGAGGAGGAGGCGCAAGTGCGGCCGGATCAGGCTCACAAGGTGGTGCTGGAATAAATTGGCAATCTCTAGGAAACTTTTATGCCGGTGGTGGATCCGGCACAAATGGCGGGTCAACTGTTAGCGGCGGTCAAGGCGGCGGTGGAACTGGTAGCGCTTTTGCAAGCTCTACGGCTGGAACTGCAAATACTGGCGGTGGTGGTGGAGGTTCTTATGGTGGTAGTGGATCGCAAACTGGAAAGACTGGCGGATCAGGAATTATCATTATTCGCTATGTTGGCGCTCAACGCGGTACGGGCGGCACAGTTACATCATCCGGCGGCTACACTTACCATACCTTTACAAGCTCCGGCACATTTACGGCATAAGGAATTGACATGGGACATTTTGCAAAAGTAAATAACGGAATTGTTGAGCAAGTGATTGTGGCGGAACCTGAGTTTTTTGAGACATTTGTCGATACATCGCCTGGTCAATGGATTCAAACTTCATACAATACTCGCGGCGGTGTTCACACTAACGGTGGTACGCCATTACGTAAAAACTTTGCCGGCATTGGGTTTACTTATGACGCTGGGCGCGATGCGTTTATTCCGCCTAAACCATTCTCCAGCTGGCTATTGAATGATGACACTTGTTTATGGGACGCGCCGGTAGCAATGCCAACTGAGGGCGGCCCTTACAAGTGGGACGAATCAACTTTATCCTGGACTGAAGTCCAGCAAGGAGCATAACATGGGCATCGCGAGAAACATTGCCAGGCTGATACCGAACGGTAGCGGCTTATTGCCGAACGCAAACATCGAGGCGCTGGCGGCGAGTAAGTTAACGGGCCAGGTGCCTGACGCTAATGCTCCGAGTGGGAGTGTGATTCAAGTCGTTAGCGCAACAAAGACAGATGTATTCTCTTTAGCAAGTCTGACATTTACTGATGTGACGGGTTTAGTGCTTTCGATAACCCCTATATCAGCAAGTAGCAAAATTCTTGTAATGGCAAGTGTTTCCATTGGAAGTTCGGGGGACTTTGCTTATACACGATTAACAAAAAATTCTAATCCAATCAATGTTGGTGATGCGGCTAGTAATCGCCCCAGAGTAGCTGGAAGTGTGGTATATACGGCTAGCAATGGTGCTTATAACTGCGAAACAATTCAGATGACGCATTTAGATAGCCCCGCAACTACATCAACATTAACTTATGCGGCGCAAATAAGATCAGGTTCTTCGCCCTTTACAATTTATGTAAACAGAACTGATGCAGATCGTGATACCGCGCATTACGAACCTAGACTTGCATCATCTATCACACTTATGGAGATAGCGGCATGAACCATAAAGCTATATACGCACTATATCCACAAGTCGTTATTGTTGATGATGGCGAGGGCGCTTTTGATAAAGATGGCAACAAGGTTGAGATTGACCTGGAATTAGTAAACGCATGGGTAGATCCTGATACCTATAAGCACCAACGCGCCGCCGAGTACCCATCATTCGCAGATCAATTCGATACCCTTTATCACGGCGGCTATGACGCCTGGAAGGCGCAGATCGATGCAATCAAATCGAAGTACCCAAAGCCGTAAGGAGATAAGGCAAAATGTCGGACGAATTAAACCAACAAATTGGCCGCTTAGAGGCGCACGTTGAGCAACTCCAGCGGGATATGTCCGAGATCAAGGGCAGTATAAAAACGATGAGCGATCAGATGAATCGCTGGCGCGGAGCTGGTGCCGTACTCCTACTGGTCGGCGCAGTCCTGGGATGGATTGTTGATACCCTTTACAAGTTAGTCGGAAAGTAATCGCATGATATGGCCGATGATTTCGGTTTTACAGAAGGCGCTAAAAGTCTTACTGGATCGATTGATGCGGCGCGAAGTGCCAGCAAAGAACTCAGCAAGAGTATCCAAAACATCCAAGGCGACGCCATCGAAGTCGCCCAGCAACAAGCCAGGGAGCGCAAGATCGCCGAAAGGCGCGCGGCGCTCCTCAAAGAACGCGCCATCTTCAAAGCGCTCGAAGAATACAAGCACCGGAAATTAATTAGTGACCAGGAATATAAAGCGAAAGTAGAATTTGTAAAGAAGTACGGCACGAAAGAATGGGCCGAAGTGTTAAAGATTAAGAGTGACATTGAAAAGCTGGAAGAGAAAAGTAAAAAGCAATTCAATGCGGATTTAGAAAAGGTGCGACGCGCACAGTTTTTATGTTTTCTCGTCGCTGGATGGATTGCGTATTACATTGTATGGGGAGCGAAAAAATAATGGCAATGAAACCAATATGGGAAAAGGATCGTCCTAAGTCCCTGGGCAAATCCAAGAAGTTAACTCCTGGCCAGCTTAAAGCGGCCAAGGCCATGGCCAAGAAAGCCGGCCGTCCGTATCCGAATATGATTGACAACATCCGAGCTAAAGCAATGGGGGAAAAGTGATATGCCAATGACCGGTAAACAAATGATGAAGGTTGAAAAGGTGATGCGCGAATATAAGGGCGGCAAACTAAAGTCCAGCTCCGGACAGAAAGTCGTAAGCCGCAAGCAAGCCGTCGCGATCGCTTTATCTGAGGCGCGTCAAGTCAAGGGTAAAAAATAATGTTTCCCCTTACTGCGCTCTTCGATGTCGGGATGAAAGTCCTGGACAAATTTATCCCGGACCCTGAAGCCAAGGCCAAGGCCCAGCAAGAACTCCTGAAAATGCAACAAGAGGGAAAGCTGGCCGAACTCCAGGCGGATATGAATGAGCAGAATAATATCTCGGATCGCTGGAAGGCGGACCTGGGTAGTGATTCCTGGCTCTCTAAAAATATCAGGCCAATGTCCCTGGTCGCGATCTTTGCCGGATACTTCCTATTTGCGATGATGAGCGCATTCGGATACGACGCAAAAGAATCGTACGTCAATCTCCTGGGTGAATGGGGAATGCTGATTATGTCAGCGTACTTCGGCGGCCGTACCCTGGAAAAGATTATGGAAATGAAAAACAAAAATGAACCTAAGTGAACATTTCACCCTGGAAGAATTAACCCATACGGATCATCGGCAGTTTGACAATACGCCTAATGATGCGGAGCTGGCAAACTTGGTGCGCCTGGCCGCATTCCTGGAAGAAGTTAAAACCATCCTAGGCGGAAAGCCGGTAATGATTAACTCGGCATTTCGTTGCAAGCAAGTCAATGACGCGGTAGGATCTAAAGATACTAGCCAGCATCGCATTGGTTGCGCCGCAGATATTCGAGTGCCAGGCGTTACGCCCGATGAAGTAGTGAAAGCAGTCATTGCATCCGGCCTGGAATACGATCAGGTCATTCGCGAGTTTGATCGCTGGACCCATATATCAATCCCGAACAAGCCAGGTGACAAGGCGCGTAGGCAAGCGCTGATTATTGACAGGGCCGGGACCAGGGCATACGCCTAAAAAAATCCCCGCACTAGGCGGGGAGAAATCCAGGCACGTGAAACCTGGATAGGGTCTCTGCAAAGAGATAAATTAATTTACCACAATCTCAATGCCCCTGGTCAGATACGGTTTGATGCGGATCAATCCGCGCCGCTCTAACCGGTGCATCATTGCGTGGACCGTGGAAGGGCTACTATATCCCAGGTCCTTGCAGATCTCACGGGTGCTAGGGTAAACCCCATGTTTAGCATGGTGACTAACCAGGTGATCGAGCAATCTTTTTTGCATCGGGGTCGGTGCGAGTTTCATTAGTCACCCGCCCATCGAACGCCGGAGCGTCCCATCTTTGCGTTGTACCAGTCCTCGAACTCATTGGCCAGCTCGGCCAAAGACTTCTCCCTGGGACACTTATGGATTTCGTCAATTTCTAAAGTCTTGCCGCACAACTCGCACACGTGACCCGCGAATGGGATCGGCTCGGACTGTTCTTTCCTTGCGGCGATATGGTATTCCAGTCTCTCCTGAAATTTGGATTTCATCTTCATCACTTGGCTCCTAGAATTTGTAAAGTTTTAGCGCGCTCAATCCTGGCTGGTTTCGCTGGCGTTACTTTCTCAGGCTGGGCCTTGTACGATCTCATGGCCCATTTGATTCGCGCCGCAACTGAACCGTCCTGGTTTTTAATATAACCCTCTTCGGCATTGGCCATCGTGTCCATGATCTTGGACTGGAGCTGGTCGATCTCTTCATCCAGGATCTTGGCCTGTGCTTTTGCCTCGATCAAGCGGCGCGCATACTCGCCTACATCACCGGCCAGCTCGATCGCTGGTTTGGATTCGTCAACGGTCGGGTATGCTTTCACGGCATCGGCTGGACTAACGGCTGGATACCAGGACTTAGTATTAACGCGGCGCGTGAACTCCTTGCACACGTCGATAATCTTGGTTTGCATATTGCCGCTCGCGTTATAAAAGAATAAGCGCAACTCGGTCCCGCGGAACAAGGTCGCGATCACTCCCCAGGTATAGCCAGCGCATAGCATTTGCGCCTGGAGCTGGAGCGGACCACGA